AAACACTACTGTAGTGTCGGGCTGGTGGGCGCAAGGCTCCCAAGGAATCCCCTGATCTTTCATAAACTGAGTAAGGGGGTCATTGAACGCACCACGCACTGTACGAATGTAGTATTCGCTGTGACGCGCATGGATACCACTAGCAGAGTTCACTAGCTGACTAACTGTGCCAGAAGGTTTAACTGCTGTGATTGCTGTACTTACTGCAATACCTAACTTAGCTGACCATTCCTTATTCACTTCCACTGAGACAGCGCGAAGACGCTCTAGTAGTCCCTGAAGATCAGGGTTGGCAGTGGTAGTTAAAGGGTTGTCCATGATGCCAGTAAGACTCACACCTAGAAGACGTTCCTCGTTGGTGTTGTCTTGCCACACTTGCCGTAGATACGGGAACTTCGTGTAGGTTGCTTGGAGAGTCCCAAGGATTGTAGCTACTGCGATCTTACGCTCAAGGTCTTGCTCAGTGTCGGTTGAACGAATTACAACCTCTGTGAGATTACAGAATTGATATGGGCGTAAGATTATCTCGCTGCAAGGGTTTGTCCCGAACTCATAGGTGGCATCTCGCCTACCATTTTTAGCTGCTTGGTTCTGTGCAGCTTGGCGATTAAAGATACCACGCTCACCTGTACCACTCTCAACAAGACTTAACCATTCCCGCATGAATGAGGTAGAGTCGGGCTTGTCGGTGTAGGCGACTGAGTTATTCGCTAAGTTACGCTGTCCGTTAGCTTCCCAATAAGCACCTGACTTAGCATGGCGCATACGGTCATCACTGAGATTCGATAAGCTAATCATTGCTGATCTACGAACTCCACCAACCACAACTACTTCACCAATTTTGCACATGATGTCATGGCAGTGGAGGCTAGTTAACCGATCACCTGAAGCTTCCTTGAACTTGCTAACTACAAACTGGAACAGGTCAACCAATGGTGCAGGGCCGCTCGCCCGACCACCGAAGGTCTTAAGCTTTGCACCAGCAGGTCTAACACGGGTTACATCCCACTTAGGGACAACACCATTATACAAAGAGGTAATTAATGTACGTAATGACCACGCCCAACCTTCTTTAGAGTCTGCAACAATGATGGTCTCATCTAGGTTGATAAGGTTCATCGGTACAATGGGCAACTCGTTAACGTACTGACGCTCTACAGAGAAGCCCACGCCTGTACCACACAACAGGATAAACATAGCCTCATCGAATGAACGTATGTCATCAACAGGTAAGTATGAACAGTTATAGCCAGCCGTGTTATCACGATCAAAAGCTTTACCGCTACTCATCATTGCTCTCATGGAGGGCATCACGTCTAGGTTAGTGATTGCTTCACGCACTGCCATGACTGTCTCATCATCCGTGATCTTAGGTAGCACTAAATTATCTACATACCGATTAACAGTTTCTCCCCAATTTTCTCTACGATTTTCTGAATCGAGCCATTTGGCGTAGCGGCTAGTGTGGATAAATGCTTGGTAGTCTGAGGGGAAATATGTGTTCATGCTTGACGGTATTCCTGTTCTAAGTCTTGGATTAATTTATTGATGTAATAGCGACACTTCAGCAGGTCTTGCATTGGAGTGTCTTTATGGGTGTGCCGCGTCAAATACTTAATGACATTGCCCTCACAGAAACTCATCTCATGGGCGCGAATGTAATCAATCGGCTCTATAGAAGCAGTGGTGTAATGTGGGGGAGTGTTAATAAGATCAACAGTTGGTTTTACATGCTTCTTCATAATGATAATTCCTGATTGATAGGTGGGTTCCATAGGATTGGTTTATCACCATCCCACAAGTCTTCAGTTAAGATACGGGCCATACGTGCATTAAGGAGGGCTTCCTCTTCGTTACCTTTGTAGGCTTTCAATACACCTTCCCAAAGACTCCAAGGGGTGCCTCTATGCTTATCAATTAGCTTACGTGCAGTGACTTCACCGACTCCTTTAACACCGTAGTAACCGTCTGTAGGGTCGCCTTTGAGTGCTTGGGTAATGAAGTGTTCGTAAGCCTCTTGCTCAGTGACATGAACTACTTCACCATCTTTCCATATACGGGCATCCCGTATGGTTAGCATGTCTTTATCGTCTGAGACAATGAGGTACTTATCAGGGTCTTGGGTTGCTAGGATACCCATGACATCATCAGCTTCGATGTTGTCTAGGATGACGTGGTTGTACTCTTCCTTAACGAAGTCAAGAAGGGTGTACAGACACAGGGGTCTGCGAGTAGTCTTACGGTTAGCTTTATACTCAGGGTTAATGTCTTTGCGGTAGTTTGTTGGACTAGAGATAGCCACTACCACATCCTTTAATCCTGTCTCTGCTTTGATTGATTCGACTTTAGATACAAAGCCTTTGTTAACGTCATCTTCGTGACAATGGAGAGTCCATAATCCGTCACCCCAATGGGTAGGTTTTTCGAGTGCTGCGGCTATACGGTACGCAATTAGATCACCGTCTAATAGTAAGGTATTACGGGTCATTGGGACTCTCCATTCTAGTGGACTAATTTAAGTTCAAACTGCTTTTGTTCTGGTTCGTCTTCTTCTTCTGCATACAAGGAGGTAGCGAGGTCAAAGTAATGCCAAAGGATGTCTTCATCATTTACTATGTCCTGAACTGCTGCATAGATTGCTGCACCATAAACAGAGTGTTCTTCTGTAGGGTCTCCATCACATTCACCTCTAAACTTGACTGAGGTACAGTCACTGTTAAAAGTAATGACAAGAGATAATTTGTCGGTATTCATTTTGTGTTTACCTTTATGTAGTGTTTGTTAAGGACATCGACTGCCCCGTCTAAGTTAATTTTGAACCACTCATTTTTTCTATCGTCACAGACAAGTTCTAGTTCTTGGTGAACCTTTAGTTCTGTATCGTGGCGATTAGGTACGTCAATGTGGTGGTGAAGGATGTACGACCTGTAGGGGTCGCTAGTTTGGTAGCTGCTAAGGCGGTCTTCGGCATCTACTGCTTTACCAATCTTGACCCAATCGGGCCATGCTGGATTCTTAATGGCGTAGACACATCCGATTGTAGATTTTGGGTAGTTTTTTAGTGAACTAAATGCGGCATCATTAAATGATTTGTACCGCCCTGACTTCCATAAGGGATGAGACTGAGGTATGTACTTACCATCTACGAACATACGCTTGTGATTCTTAGCGTTGTGCGACTCAACAGTTTGTCTACCCACTGTGGTTTTACCTACATACCACCACTTACCATCCTCATAAACACAGTTCTTATTAATGGGTGTCTGCCCACGATCTTCCAATGTTATATTCTGCATCAAGTTGAATCCCGAAGTTGTAATAGTCACCTGTAAGACGCATAGCTTCTTGGGCTAATGCCCCGAACACGTCACCTGTTCCCTGCTTTACTAAGACTTGAATTTCATCGTGTACCCAAGCGCATTGTTGGAACTCAACACCGTGGGTATAGCCTTTCTTCTTACATAACTGGTGGAAGATAACGACCCACCGTTTAGCAAGTACGGCACCGCAAGATTGCAAAAGAGTATTTAAGCTGGCGTAAGCATGGCGAACTGGAATCTTGCGACCATCCAATCCCTTAACGCTGCCTAACTCGGCTTGCTTCTTAACGTCATCTTGAAGTTCTTTAAGTGCAGGTAGACCCTCTAGGAATTGTTCTTTAAGACGCTTACCGTCAGCCTTTGTACCTCCTACAATAGAGCCAATCTTAGCGTCACCTGCCCCATACAATATGCCTCCGTAAATGAAGGTCTTTGCTTGGGCGCGTGTATCTAAACCTGCGGCTATTTGGTTGGTGGTATGTATGTCACCTTCAAGGATTACCTTGCCATACGCCCCGTTATCCCACTTGCCCATGTAATGAGCCAAGCATCTAAGTTCTATGCCTGATTGGTCAGAACCCATTAACTCCCAACCTTTAGGTGCGTGGAATAACTCACGACATTCCTTGCCATACTCAGCACGTTCACTAGGCACCTGCTGAACATTAGGTCTGCTGGCTGTAGCCCTGCCTGTAACAGCCCCTAGTGTGTTAGTGGAATAGTGAATACGTCCGTTCTTGGATAGCTTGAGCCAGCCGTTCTTGCCCTCTGATAACTGACCTAACCTTTTAACAAGCATGAGGTATTCAAGAAGTAACTTAGCTTCAGGAATAGTGTCCTCTATCGCTTTTAAAGTGGTCTCGTTAACAATGACTTGGCCTGACTCTGTGTGGGATTTTGGTATCCACCCTCGCTTCTGTAGCCTATCTGCGATCTGCTGACGTGAACTAGGGTTGAAGGGGAGTACCTTAGTCTTAGTCTTTAGTTCGATAATGTTAGGCTCAAACGTATGCACCATAATCTGTTTAAGTTCATCCCTGCGACCCGACAGCTTGGCGTAAAGTGCTGCTGCTTTTTCTTCGTCAAAGGGAAACCCAAAGGTCTGCTGCTCTAGGCATATACGGTGGATGTCATGCTCCAAATT